TATTGTACAGTCTTTTTACGCAGATGTCAACGGATTTTTTTGAGTTCTTGCCTTTGCGGCAACATAATTTTGTATGTTGCCAGAAAGCAACACTAATTGGACAGCCATTTTTTCTCCAAAAACATGGACGCTTCTGCTGTCTATGTAAAATGGAAAGTCCATATATCTATCCAAATTTATCACCAATTGGTTGGTATATTGGAGAGGTTTTTCAAATTTGATTTCGTAGGATTTTATATCTGCTTTTTGAAGACATTCGAATCCTTGATCTGTAAGACGTAGTCCGCCATTTGCTTTTTTTCTAGGATTTGCCCACCAAACTGGTATGGTCTTTTTTACACGTTGCGGATCTGCCACAAGTCCCATACTTTCTAGGACTTGTTTGGTGATTTCAGTTTTGAGATCCATCTATAATCTTCTCTCCGGTAGTTAATTTGAATACAGAGAAGTCTTTGGTATTAAACATTTTGTTCAATTTTTCGGCTAGATTATAAGCATGTCCACTGTTTGAGAAGCTAACTTTTTTATATTTTGGACCAACAGCCTGCACAACTACACTGGTAGTTTTTAAGTTAATTGGCTTATCCTGATAAAATACTGCCCAAATAGCATCCGATTCTAAAACTTGTTCAGTTTTATAAGTCTTTTTATTGGTCAGTTCTAAAAGAATAGTTGGCTTAGGTCTGCTCATTTCTATATACGCTTTCAAAAGTGCGTATATATTTATCAAAAATATTAGAACTTTCCGCCATCCATTTTAACTTCTATACTAGAACTTTGACTAGCTTTGGCCAACATTTCATCCATTTCTCCAGTTAATCTTGTCATTACTACACTAAGACTGTTTTGGAGATCTGTTGCTTCTTTTATTGTTAAAGTAACAGATTTTTGATTGGTTTTGATGGCTATTCTAGTTTTATCTAGGAAATCTTCTATAGGAAGTGTGTTTAATTGCTTCATGATTTATTTGTGATATTTAATTGGTCACGCATCTCGAGTTCTGTTTTAAATGGACCGTGATAGGGATATCGTTCTAATGTAATTAATTTAGGACAGAAGCTTTTAACCCATCCCTTGCGGAATTTAATGATATAATATCCTGCACAATATTGACTCTTGCTTTTGGCACTCTTAGCATACAATGGCAATTTTTTCTTAACATTATATACTGGGCCATAAGGTTTGCTGGTACACGGATAATCGTAGATAGAAAACAACTTAGGATCTTGACTGTCTGTTTGTTGTTTTTTCTTGCCTTCCTCAAATAATCCAATTCCAAACTGTGCATTGATTTCTGCAAGATCTTTAAAGCCGACCTGCTTACCCTTTTTAAGGAAAGTATATCCTTTTTTAGATTTTGTAACACTGCCAATTTTAGTAGTGCCGTCTTTGAGTAACCATTCTTTATTTGGAATCAATACTTTAGCTGTTGAGTTCATTGTGTGTACCTTGCATTTAACGGTTCTGCATAACTCTGTACCTGTTCACTGATTTTAACTAGATCATATTCGGCGCAGAGTTTAAGCAATCTAATACCAACCTGTGCTACATTCTTGTTAGCAGTAGTAGCAGTATCGATTGTTTCTTTAATTAGTGCTTTAATTTCTTCAGGTTGTGCTGTAAGATCACAGAGTTGTACATTACGAGTATAGTCATCTAATACTCTGTGTTCGACACCTTCGTGGTCGGTCCAACGTTGCAACATCATGTTGTTCCAAGAATATCCTTTGGATTCTCTGTCGGCAAAGGCTTCACGGAGACCAACTTTATTCTTTGTCCCCTTCTCACGTACTCCCGGATAAGCAGAGAAGATGTTGTCGGAGGTGTCGCCACGCATACACTTCTCAAAGAGTAACCATGATGGGTCCGGAGGGCCTTTTGGCAAGCTAGTTTTCTTATCAACGACATACTTACCTTTTTCATCAAAGTATCCCTCATGAGTAGTTGTAATCTGCATTACACCATTGTACTGTTTCACGTTAGGTGCAATGAGTTGTGCGAAGTCGCCGTCTGTTGAAATGATAATATGGTTGTCTTCAGGATGACTTTTAATCCATCCAGCAATCAAATCATCTGCTTCTAATTGCGGATGTTGTAGAACAGTGGCATTGGTCTTTTCTGTAATAAAATCTTTGAACTGATCAAACGTTTCCCAAAACACTCGTTCTTCTTCTTGCTCGGATGCTGTATGTTTAGCACGAGCCTCAGTGCGTTGACGCTTATAAGGAGCATAGAAATCTTTGCGCCAGCTTCGACCTTCTAAAAAGAAGATAACATGGTCGCCTTTAAAGTCGCGCCATGCTTTGCGTACACTACCTAATACTGTTTGTAGACTCATGCCTACCTTATCTTCCAAACTACCACGTATTACGTGACGAGCACGGAAGAATGTATTTGCTGTATCTACCAGTATATATGTCTTTGACATTAACTAACCTCAGTTTTTCCGTTGCCTAAATTGTTTACGTTAATAAACCCACTACCTCTACGACTCATATCAACACCTTCATCGGCGCCGACGTTCCTGCAGAGTTCGCTAAACCATTGATCAACAATGGCCTCTTCGGTATCACCTTGATATCCTGCTGACTTTAATTGTAACACAAAGTACTCATTCCAGTCAAGTTCAAAGAATCCGTTGCGAATGTTTTCTTTGTTAACGTGAGTATCCAATACAGCTACCCAAGGTTCTTTCTTTTCTGTAGCAATTTCTTTTGGACTTAGACTGGCTATACGTTGAATTTCTTTAGCGGCTTCTGCTTCTTGAACTGCCTTTGATGCTCTTTCTTCTGCATCTTTGACTGCGTTTTCTAATGCGTCAATGCCTAGTATTTTTTTAATAAATTTCATTAGGTACCCCACTCATTTTTAAACAAAGGCACCTGCAATCTGTCGCTGTAGCGAAGACCGTGTTTCATAGCGGCTACTGCTACAGCTTTGTTATTCAAAGCATAAACACTCTCTACACCACCTACAGGCATCAAATACACAGGACCTTTGAATCCAGCATCTCTGTATTCTTGTGTTGCTTTCAATGCATCTTGGATATCATCTTCTGTGGCAACTACAAATTTCAAATATGCGTGTCCGTAGTTTTCATAATCAACAACTACATTAGGTTTGATAGCATCCTTCCAAGGTTCTCCACTAGCTGGCAATTTAGCACTTACACTAAATGTGAACTCTGTATGTCCGCTACGCATAGACAAATATTCTTTGAACTTTTCTGTAAGACGCATTGTACCATTTGTTTCAAATGTAATGTCTTTGCAACCACGCATCTCTGGTTGCTCTAACAAGTCCGGATAAGCACGTTGCCAACCTAGTAACGGCTCACCACCTGTGATAACAAGATGTTCATCACGCCATGCACCAAATGGCAATGTTGCTACAATGTCTTTGGCCAGTCCTTCGACTTCTACCATTGGGCTTAGATCTTTAAATGCTGGATGCCAACTTGCATAACTGTCACAACCTGTGCTGACTAATGGCAGTGATTTGTATTCTTTAAATTCAATAGCACGTTCTGCAACTTTGTCTGCTTCTGTGCTTAATTCACCTCGAGGCATACCAAACCCTTGACAGGTAAAGTTACAACCATATGTACGTAGGAAAACAGAAGGGACGCCCATAAAGCGTCCTTCACCTTGGATACTATAAAATAATTCACTTACTTTAATTTTGCTCATATATGCTTGACCATTTCTTTAGTTTTTCAATTTTTGCTCTTTTAGCAATTTCTAGATGTTCTAATGATATTACATTCTTTTCTAACATAATGTCAATCATTGCGAGCATATCTCCTAGTTCTTCTTCTAGGTGTTCTCGATTGGTCTTTGGCTTGCCTGGTTTAAAATTATCAATGCCAAATCGACTGATCTTACTAACTGCTTGAATAACCTCTGCACATTCTTCTTGCAGGATATCCATGACTTCTTTTGTTTTACTATCCATTATTTTTTCTATGCTCTAAATATTCTTCGTTGTGAATCCATTTGTTATTAACAAGGAATCCCCATTCTCTACGCTGTGGACCAGGCATGAACATTGTCCAGCAGTCTGTTCCTTCTTTAAGCTCAACACGGTGATAGCTATTAGCAGGGCAAATACGGAAGTGCCCAGGACCACGCCAATGCCGTGTTTCACCGACCTTGGCACCTTGT